GGATGTCAAGTTCTAACAACTTTTAAAGGGCGGGTAGGGCCAGGAGTTAATGAATTTTGAACCTCATTAACTTTTTCCTTTCCCTTATCTCTTCTACGCGAGAGAGGGCTGCCACCGCCAAAGCTGCTAGCACTTGGAGCGCGTTCCCGGAATGCCTGGCCGGGAATACCAGGGATACGAGCAGGTAGTATCGGAAATCCAAATTGTAAATCATCGCGTGCAGCGATGAGGTGGGGGTTATTAGGACCAGTATATTGAATACCAGTCCCAGTAGGCTCCACAGTAAAATATTGGAAATCATATGGTATTGTACCATCTAGCTCATTAAGAATCCTAAAAGGATATCTGTCGACTTGAGGAAACGTAAGTCGCATAAGGCAATCAAAAGGGGCCCTATACAATATAGTACCGTTTCCAGCTATAAAAGCTTCCCACAGCGTAAAATCCGCTGAGGTAGTAACTTGTGAAGCCGTTGGAGTAAAAGACCGAAGTCTAAACCCTCCCGACCTATACAAGAAACATTGTCTCCAATTACCAAAGAAGGTATCATTAAAGGCTAGGTAAGCATCAAGTTGTGCGTCTGTCCAATCTGCACTTGGACAGGCGTCAATTATTGCCTCACTAAAAGAATCTTGATATGTGAGGGAGTACGTCAAAGGGGCGTACCTTTTACAAATTGATGAAATGGACCCTAAAGTCTCATTCGTACAAAAACCTTCATCCACTTCTCCCAGTGCTCCAGGATTGATAGAAGGAAATGACTCTTGAAATATAGAACCAACAGACGTTTGAGCCTGTGGCATTTCAGAAGGTACATTCCACGCCGCCGATGTAGACGGATATGCGAATTGTACATCATCTCCTCCAGCAATCCAAACACTGACCAAGATTTGTGGATCTTCTGCTGTGTCAGTTGATGCTATCTGAGAAATAAGCTTCAACGAAATCGAGGGGCCATCAGTTGCCTGATACCACCTTCGAAAAGACAAGAAAGGGAGAGTAAAACAATCTACAGTATCTCCTTTGACATTAATGACACGTGAAATGCCATTAGAATAATCTGTCGAAGGACCACTGTCTAGAGTATTGTAATACTGTACAACGAACCGCCCAGAAAAGAAAGATGAGGTCATAAATTGAAGACAAACCTTAACACTTCCTCTCCATTGAACAGTACATTGTGCGGCGAAATCCAAGGGCGTCAAAAATTGAGTTGACGGTATTGTAGTCGACCGAGCCACCAATTGCAAAACATTATTAGTGTTGATAGTGCTATAAACTAAATTTGTAGCACGCAGTCCAGGTATGCGAGCATAATCACTCACAGAAAAATCCTTGGACATAGGAATTCTAGACTTGTCTGGATCAAGATAGTGATCAGACTGCATTCCTACGAACGTATTAACATCCGGTATATCTGAAATATACATATCAACATTATTATCGTTTACAACTCGCGTCAACGGCGTATACATATCTGGTTTGTCTAAAACAAAACCTGACAGCATGCCACTAAAAGATTTCATTGAACTGATAGCATCTCCGAGATTTATACGTTTGATAGCACTAACTGCTTTATCAATAGTACTTCCCGAATCATCAGAAGGACTCTTTGAATTCTTTTCTATTCCTTTCTTTAATGTAGGTAGACTGTTCGACGCCATATCTCCCACAAATTTTGAAAAACCACTGCCTGATTGAGCTTCTGGAACAACATCAACATCACTTGGGTAAGCCAATTTTATATTAGTAAAACGGGCCCACACAAACACATCGATTGCATCCGGCATAGCTGAATTGGCAGTACTGAGCTGATTCATCACATCGAGGTTGAATATCAGGGGATAAAGACCCGCCTGAACATCTTGAATTCGCATCCAACCCTGAGGAAATGAATATTTCCAAGTCTTAACGATAGACTCCGCAGACGACGCTGAAATGATCATAGGATCCAAGACAGCTCGCTGCTCCAAAAGTCCACCGGTAGAGTTCGTTGGGTACAGAGTAGCCATGAGTGATCCAAAGTAAAATTGATTAGAATTCAACCTTACAGTCACTTCAACATCTGCTCTCATATACAAAAACTGATCTATCAACGAAGCATTTCTAGGATAATTCGACAAAAACTCAAGCAAGTTAGTCGAAAAAAGGGGAGTGTTACCCATCTGAACCGTGGCCGACATAGGCCACGACAGGGTCGTAACAGGAGCTTGACGTTCAGCCATAACTGTTTGGTCAAACTCTCCCACGGAAGTAGCTTCGGAAAAATAACTTCCATATTCATGTTCTTTCGTTACACCGACGTCGCCAAACGTCATTGTAGGCGTAACGAAAGAAGTAGTCGCAGCAACATTCGTCAACTCCTGAGGGGAGGACGCCTGCGTACTTACACTTGCTTGTTGTGATGTGGTCACATTATTATCGCTCTGTTGGTCTACCACATTAGATACCATTGAGCTATTAACATTTCTATCTGTAATCCATAAAACAAGATACACCATGGATTAACCGGTGCATCCTTTGAAGGAGATTATTGGTTCTCCTTCAAAACCACATTTTAAGGTCTTTGTTGACTCTGACATAAGTTTTGCTGTGTCTCAGCAGACAGTTTAACGACATGACGGTCGGAAACAATTCAATAATCAAGCCATTCTCCGATGGGGAGCTTCTTACCTTCAAAGTAGTACGGGTGTTTAGACCTAGTAAAATCCTTAAAAGTGGGAAAACCTACCCCCAGCGAGAGACGCCGAGATTCATTGAGACAAAATTGTCTACCTTTCGCATACTCTTCAGGGCCGTGATGAAACAGCTCCGTTAGTACACAAGCAAGGCGCGATCGTTGTTTCTCTTCGCTTTCTTCACCAAAAGACCATTTAATAGTATCGGCTATGGACTCAGGATTAAGAGGAGCTAACCACTTTTGTCCGTCATGCACAAACCTTCTTTGTAAATAAACTAAATTTTCAAGAGTTACCTCCTCAAAATCTTTTCCTTTATGGCAATCAGTATAGAGCATTCTGAATTTCTTCCAGAAATAATGCTCTAAGTACTTCATAGTGTATTTAGGATAGCGTTCCCTATCAACAGTGACTATCGAGTCGTCCCCCGTAAAGGTGGACAATAAATGCTCTTGAGGAGCATCAGGATAGAGACTTTTAAATGCACACATGTGTACAAACCAATTGCAAAATGTATTAAATAATCCGGTCAAGAATGATCCACTGTTGGTGCCATTGGGCTTATTATATAAAGTATCGAAAATTATATGTTCGCCCCAAAAGCACATTAAAACAGCTATCGTAACTAATTGTACGACAGATTCATCATAAAATCTAACTACAAGACTAATAAAAGCCCTAACTATCAAATCCAATAATGACATATCGTACTGTGAAAAATCTCCTGCTAAAATACGTCTACCAGAATCAGTAAGACGTAAGTAAGCAAGAAGATCACCCCATTCAGAAGAATGAGGATTTAAGCCAATACCACAAGGTGTTGAGCTTGCAAACTTGGTACATTCTGCTAAGAACATACCTAAATACATGCGACATAGTATGTAGCACGTAACGTCCGCAAAATCAAAACCACGGGTACTCATCTCGGCGACCTTTTCAGCTGATCGCAATTCATCCTTTAAAGAGAATCCAAATGGTGTCATAGCAACAACACCACTTTTCATCATTCCATGCACTTTTTCATAATGTGCCATAAATTTAGGGTGAATCTTCTTATTTCCTTCATCGTCAAAAAACAATTGACGGCGATTTAATTCATTTTTAAATATAGGACCGACAGAAGCATCATAATCAATATGATGCAACACGCCTTCTATACCATAAATCGCTTCTTCCAATGTTAACACACGGATTTGACTTGCATCAAAATTTGGATGCAAGAAACCCGTCGTATCTACATCTGGCAACTTCTTTTTTGGTGGTTGCGACTGCTTTCCAAATTTACTCAAAAATTTGAAAGCGGGCGAATCACCTTTCTTTCCTAATAACTCTGCGGGAGCATTCGTTGTCTCCGGCAGATGAAAATTTTTGTAGTCCAATCTCGACTCTCGTAACCTAGTTTTAGTAGGCATACTAGAGGTGTAAGGACTATCTCCAACTTTCAACAATCCTTGAAACCTTGAACCACCAGTATGAATAGGGTCTTCAGCTAAAAGAGATTGAGCCTGTATACCTGTCAAGGGAGTAAGGTCGCTCACAAACACGGAACATGATCGTCCAGCGTGTTCGGATCCCCTACCGCCTGCACAGTGTATAGCAAAAATCTTGCCAGTAATCTCATCCACATAAGGCAGACCGCAATAACCAGGGTATGTTTTAATACCATAGTTGACGAAATCTGTCGTAAATTGATAAGACCCAGCGTTACACAAATCCAGAGAATTTGAAACCCGCTTAGGCCTCAATATTTCTGGAAAACCTTCCTTATTTAATTGAGGAACCGGGAGCACCAATTTAAGCTCAACCGGTTCTGTAGTGTGGAACCTATGAACAATTGAACGCCGCGGACGATGTCCTTTGAGATGTAACTCCCAAATATCACCGTTGGCAACTTTATAATCGATGTCATGCAATTCATACCATATATTCGTTTCATAAAATCTGAACCACACTTTTCTATCATCTATTATAGCTTTAGGATACGCTTTTAAAAACGAATGACCGTTAATTAAGCAATACTCTGTTTGAGTCCACAAAGCGTACGATGAACTATCAGGCAGTCTTTTCTCTGCCTCACTCCACTTCTCTTCCTTGCGTTGATACCAAAACTCAACGCCTTCGATATTCCTTGAAATACCGGATAATTTTTGTTCCAAACTGTCTGAGTCTTGCGCACTCGGATCAGCTCTGTCCATTGCTTTCCTAGCTTCATGAACCTGCATTCTCTTAGGTAGATTTCTTCCATCATATCCTTTTCCTGCTCTATGCGTCTGATCTTTTCTATGTCGACGCTCTTGATATCCTCGACTCTTTGACTCAGCGTGCGCAACGTGAGGCATAACAGCTAATACCACAGTAAACCCTAAGGCCACTGTAGCAGCAACTGCTAAACCCCCCATAAACCACGCTTTAACTTTACTATCATCCCAACAAAGGGCTCCATCTTCTCCAAAAACACTCACCATATAGGCTGTCAAATCTCGGGCTAATGTATATTCTCTTGGTTCTTGTTCACAAATTTTATCACTAGTACATTGATCGTACAAATCTGCCGCATATGACACCTCTGACGGTATCATAACGACAGGCTTGCCGACAAACGCGGAAATGAAAGGCAAAATCTTCATCTTGCCAAACACCTCTGGCGTGAAACATAATTTCTTTTTTTCAAAAAATGTTTCTTGCATATCTTTCTTACAAAAACCTAAATAATTTGCATAACTAAACTTATATTTCCTAGAAGGAAACCATTTGTCCAAAGTTGTAGTTGTAAAGTCTTTAACCTTATCAACTGCACTTGGAACAAATGACTCCCAAACAATCTTACTGACGCAAAACATACTTTCATATGCGTTACCAGTCCATTTCTTAATCTCGTCCCAACCTTGTGCGGTGGGAACCTTACTCTTTCCTTTTCTTCCTCGTTTTTTCTTTCCAATTCCGGTAGCATTTGCTGAAGCCACCAAAGGATTCGATTTCATAATAATAGGAATTGAACCTCCCATATTATCAAAACCAAACCTGGTTGACTTGAAATCTCCAGTATATTGCGGTATATCATAATCTACTTTGTCATCGGTTAAACCGGCATTGTGTAAATTTATAATAGTTTGACCTGCAATAGACGCTATTTCCTCCAGCGTCGTGGGTATGAGTTTTGTTTTATCTCCTTCATAGTACGACAAATAATCTTCCATAGTCGTACAATAATAATATTTTTGCTGGTCTGCTAAAACCCAAATTCCAATTCTAGACATTAAAGCCTCACAAGAGGTGAGACCAATGTTTTGACCATCCCAGGTCCCTGTTACATTAGTAGTTGTCAATACAACTTTGGAAGTACACCATTTTGTGGCTTTCATTTTCATATCCGCACTCAAAAGTGCAAAAGCCTCTTGGTCTACTGCGTGTAACAGAAAACCAGCAACTTGCTGTCTAAACTCTATAGCTTTGTGTTGAAACAAATCGTCCACCTTAATAAAAAATTGTTCTCTATATCCATCATGATATGGATCTATCTCATTTACTCTATATATGTTATTAGACAAAGTTTTATTAACCAAAGGTGGGCATATTTCTGCCTTATATTTCTTCAAATATGCATATAGCATATTCG